ATTTAAAACCAATTGGGACTGTCCAACAATACACCTCCGAACAAGTTAAAGAACTTATGCGGTGTATGCAAGATCCTATCTATTTTATAGAATCATACTGTAAAATTGTTTCATTGGATAGAGGTCTAATTAGTTTTAAACTCTACGAGTGTCAAAAAGAAAAAGTAGATGTTATATTGAATAATCGTAAAGTTATTCTAATGGAAGGCCGCCAACAGGGCAAGACCATTACATCTGCAGCATGTATTCTATGGTACACATTATTTCAAGAAAACAAAACAGTTGCTATTCTGGCGAATAAATCTTCCGCCGCGCGCGAGGTTCTTTCTAGATACGAGTTAATGTATGAAATGCTTCCTATGTGGATGCAACAAGGGGTCAAAACATTCAACAAGGGCGATATTGAACTTGAGAATGGATCAAAAGTATTTACCGCAGCAACAAGCTCATCTGGTATTCGAGGCAAATCTGTAAACTGGTTATATATTGACGAAGCGGCAATTATTCCAAATAATGTTGCTGAAGATTTCTTTACATCTGTTTATCCAACAATTTCAGCCGGTCAGACAACAAAGATTCTTCTTACATCCACTCCGTTAGGATACAACCATTTCTGGAAGTTCTGGAACGAAGCAGAGCAGGGATTAAATGGATTTATTCCATTGTTTATTCCATACAACAGAATTCCGGGCAGAGATGAGAAATGGGCGGCAGAACAAAAATCTATGCTTGGCGAACTCAAGTTTAACCAAGAAGTTTTATGTAGATTCCTGGGTTCTTCGAATACTCTTATCAATCCTGATACTATTGCAGCTATGTCCACAAAGCAGTTTGTTTATACGAAAGACGGATTGGATATACTAGAGGAGCCGCAGGAAGATCACGTATATATGCTAGTTGCTGATACTTCTCGGGGCGTGGGCGGAGATTACTCAGCATTTACGGTATTAGATATAACTGCCTATCCATATACCGTGGTAGCCAAGTATAGAAGTAACAGAATAAGTCCGTTGTTATTTCCCAACATTATTTACAAAGTTGCTAAAGATTACCACAAGGCATACTGTTTGGTAGAAATCAACGATAACGGGCAACAAGTAGCAGATTCATTGTATATGGACTTAGAATACGAAAATGTGTTCTTTGTGGGAAGTAGCAGTAAAACTGGACAATATCTATCTGGCGGATTTACGCCAGGAGCAACACTGGGTGTAAGAACTACTAAACAAGTAAAACGCCTAGGAACAACGACATTTAAGAGTTTAGTCGAAGGCACAAAATTATTAATACACGATCCTGAAATAATTGAAGAAATATCTACATTTATTGAAGTTCGAGGAACCCACAAAGCAGATGAAGGCTATCATGACGATTTGGTCATGTGTTTAGTCCTATTCTCATGGGCAACAAACGAACCATTCTTCAAAGATTTAACAGATTCCAATTTGCGTAAAGCACTGTACGAAGAACAGTTCAAGCAGATTGAGGAGAATCTGACCCCGTTTGGTATTGTTAATGATGGACTTCCTCAGAAAGAGGAACCTGTAGTTATGGGCGACGATGTTTGGTTTTCTTCAGATCCAGAAAAAGAAATGGAAAAACTTAAAACTAAATGGATGGAAAATGTCTAAAAACTTATACTTATAAATAAATAGTAATCAAAATAGTTATTAAACTATGTAAATCTTTAAGGAGAATAAGATGGCATTTCAGCTTTCACCTGGCGTACTAGTACAAGAAAAGGATCTAACTGCAATAGTCCCTTCTGTTGCTACTTCAGCCGGCGCATTCGCTGGCGCCTTCCAATGGGGACCTGTTGGCCAAGTTACCACCGTCGATTCAGAAAACAATTTAGTAAAATATTTTGGCGGACCCACTGATGCTACCTATACATCATTTTTTACTGCAGCAAACTTTTTATCATACGGTAATAATTTAAAACTAGTTCGTGTTGTGAATGAAAGCGTCGCTAAAAACGCAATTGCAAACGCAAGTGCAAACGCAATTGTAATAAAAAATTATGACGATTTCTTAAGTACAAGATCCGCAGGCGGATATGGACTTGGAGAATTCGCAGCTAAATATCCAGGGGATTTAGGCAATTCATTAAAAGTGTCAATGGTTGATGGTAATACATGGAATGCATATAATGGATTCTCAGGTAATGCATGGCCGTATCAAGCTCAATTTAACGGTGCTCCTGGCACATCCGTTTATGCTAATGTGTTAGCAGGATACAATGACGAATTGCATATTATTGTTGTTGATGAAGATGGTGCATGGACAGGCAGCAGAAATACAATTCTAGAAACATATCCATATGTATCTAAAGCATCGGATTCTAAGAAATCGGATGGATCTTCTAATTACTACAAAGATATAATTAATACACAATCCGAATACGTTTGGTCTATCGATCATCCAACTACTGGTACAAATTGGGGAACAACCGTAAGCGGCAAAACATTCGCAAACTTAAGCACAAATGTTTCAGTATCACTTTCAAATGGTATTTCTGACGATGCAAATGTTACTGCAGGCAATGTAGTTGCTGGATTTAATGTCTTTTCAAATGACGAATTATATGATGTAAGTCTAATTCCTATGGGGCCGTGGAGCAATACTGCGGCAGTTGTTAGTTCAGTTATAGCAATTGCTGAAGATAGAAAAGATTGCGTAGTATTTTTATCACCTAGCTTAGAATCAGTTGTAAATATTTCTCCATCATTACAGGCAACAAATGTTGTTAATTTTAGAAACGCATCTACAACATCTGGCGGTGTAAATTCTAGTTATGCTGTTATGGATTCAGGTTGGAAATATCAGTATGATCGTTACAACGACACATATCGTTGGGTTCCTCTAAACGGAGATGTAGCCGGATTATGCGCAAGAACAGATGATCTAGCAGAACCTTGGTTCAGTCCAGGTGGTTTCAATCGCGGTCAAATTAGAAATGTTGTTAAATTAGCGTTTAACCCTTCTAAGACAGACAGAGACACGTTATACAAGGCAGGCGTTAATCCTGTTGTAGCATTCCCAGGACAAGGAACAGTGCTATTTGGAGACAAAACGATGTTAGCTAAGCCTAGCGCGTTTGATAGAATTAATGTTCGTAGATTGTTTATTGTTTTAGAAAAAGCAATTGCAACTGCGTCGAAGTTCCAGTTATTTGAATTCAACGATCCATTTACTAGAGCACAATTTAGAAACCTAGTAGAACCATTCTTAAGAGATGTTCAAGGTCGTCGTGGTATTACAGACTTTAAAGTAGTTTGTGATGAAACAAATAATACAGGTGATGTAATTGATAGAAATGAATTTAGAGCTGATATTTTTATCAAGCCTGCTCGTTCTATTAACTTCATATCTCTAACATTTGTTGCTGCAAGATCAGGAATTTCTTTTGAAGAAGTTGGCGCTTAATAAGGAGAAAATAAATGGCAACGACATTCGATATTAATCAGTTTAGAACTAAACTAAAAAATGGGGGCGCCCGCCCTAATCAGTTTGAGGTTCAGATTACATTTCCTCCTGCAATCGCTGCGTTAAATGCTGCATACGCAAGATCAAGTAGTTTCTTAGTTACAGTAGCTGAATTGCCCGGGCAAACAATGGGTGTTACTCCGGTGTATTACAGAGGACGCGAAATTAAATTGGCGGGCGATAAGGTATTTGCACCATTTACCTGCACAATTTTAAACGATACTGATTTTTCTCTAAGAGATGGATTAGAACAATGGATGAATGCAATGGAAAGTAATTCTCTTAAAACGGGCGCTACAGATCCATCATTGTACCAAGCAACAATAACTGTAAATCAGTTAGACAGACAAGGCAATCAATTAAGACGTTATCGTTTAATTGGTGCTTTCCCGACGGATGTTTCTCCTGTGGGATTAGACTTTTCTGCAAATGACCAACTATCGACATTTGGCGCAACATTCCAATATCAACATTTTGATGTGTTAAGCCCTCAGTCGGTAATCATATAATATTTTTGGAATTTAAATAATGGCAATAAATTTATTTGGGTATACCATTACCCGTGGTGAGGATGTGAACAAGTTGGCACGGACACAATCGTTCGTGCCGCCTGTTACTGATGATGGCACAGCAACAGTTCAAGGTGGTGGCTATTTTGGTACCTATCTTGAAATGGATGCTACTGCTAAATCAGAATCAGAACTAATTACACGATATCGCGAAGCATCTATGTATGCAGACTGTTCTACAGCAATTGATGAAATTGTTACAGAAGCAATTGCAGCAGTTGACGATGAAGCACCTGTGCAACTTAATTTAGATGGTGTAGACTTACCTGATAATATTAAGAGGGCAATGCAAGATCAATTCAATACAATTGTTCGTTTGCTTGGGTTCAATATTAAGGGATTTGATATATTCCGTAGATGGTATGTTGATGGTAGAATTTATTACCAAAAGATTATTGATGAGAAAAACCCTAAAAGGGGTATTATCGAATTAAGACAAATTGATCCTCGTAAAATTCGCAAAGTTCGCGAAATTAAAAAGGATAAAGATCAAAAGTCAGGTGTAGATTTAATTAAATCAATTGAAGAATTTTTCATCTATAATGAAAAAGGTATTAATTATCAACCAAATTACTCTACAGCTACTACTGGTGCAAACCAGGGAATTAAAATTTCATTAGATTCAATTAGTTATATTCCTTCGGGGCTAAATGATTCTGAAAAGAATGTTGTACTGAGTTATTTGCATAAGGCAATTAAACCAGTTAATCAATTAAAGATGATGGAAGATGCGTTAGTCATTTATAGATTGGCTAGAGCACCAGAGCGAAGAATATTTTATATTGACGTTGGCAATTTGCCAAAGTTAAAAGCTGAGCAATATCTAAAAGATATTATGGCTCGCTACCGCAATAAGATTGTTTATGATTCTGCAACAGGCGAAATCAGAGATGATCGTAAATTTATGTCAATGCTTGAAGATTTTTGGTTGCCTCGTAGAGAAGGTGGTCGTGGTACTGAGATTACCACATTGCCAGGTGGCGAAAATTTAGGTCAAATTGACGACATTAATTATTTCCAAAATAAATTATATCAGGCATTAAATGTTCCTTTATCAAGAATGCAACCTCAACAGGGTATTTCTTTTGGTAGAGCAACAGAGATTACCCGTGACGAATTAAAATTTGCTAAGTTTGTAGGCAGACTTCGTAAAAAATTCAGTCAATTGTTTAATGATATTTTAAAAACACAACTAATCTTAACAGGTGTTATTACCGAAAAAGATTGGATTGAATTGGGAGAAAACATTCAATATAAATTTGCTCAAGATCAATATTTTGAGGAAATGAAGGAAGCGGAAAATTTACGCAATCGTATTGATTTAGTAAATCAGATGCAACCGTTTGTTGGAACATATTTCAGTAAAGCATACATCATGAAAAGTGTATTGCGATTTACTGATGAAGAAATTGAAACAATGGAAAGTCAGATGGAGGCAGAGCCTTCGCCTACAATCGGTGTGGACGGACAACCAGTTCAGCCGCCTATAAATAATCAATCGGAGTAAAATTATGGATACATCAGAAGTTATTAGACATATGGTAGACGACATTCTTGCAGATCGCTCGAATGACGCTGTTAACAGATTTAACGATGCCTTGGGTTTTAAATTATCTACAGCATTGGATGATAAAAAACAAGAAATTGCATCTAGCATAGGCAAGGAAAATGAAGAAGTTTAACACACTAAGATTAGATTTAGCAGAAAAAACTCTTACTCCCGCTGAAAGGAAAAAGCGAGAGGAAATTGCCATGGCAATGGAGCGCGAGAATCCAGGTATGCCAATGGGTAAAAAGATGGCAATTGCTACAGCAACGGCCAAAAGAGTTGCTGAAGAAAATCTTGATGAATTAAAAACAGACACATTAGATTCTTATATTACTAAAGTTGCAACAGGTCCTTCTAGAGGCAATACTCAAACAGGTATTCCGAAAAGCATAAAAGCAATTGGTGGCGTAACAACTGCTATTCGAAAAAAAGCTGAACAGATGAAAGAAGAAATTGAAACAACACATGAAGATCCTCTAGTGGTTACAAGAGACTCCGAAGGAAATATTCATACTCATGCTAATTTATCTGTTGCTAATGCTATTCATGGTACAGATGTTAAGCAT